ACTTTGCACTTGTGCGTATAGCACCTCCCAGGTTGCGGGAGCCATACTCTATAGAGGCCGGACATACCGGCAGTAACAGAAGCTACTGCTGGTATATCCGGGAGGGGGGATGAGTATCTAGCCTGGTAATCAGACCAGACACACATCCACACTCCTGATATTAAACAGTAAAGTTACGGATACGGGCAATGGCCTTGGGGTGCTTAGCAATAAGCACGCAGCAGGACTGCATGAACGACACGACGTTGTTGACGTATTCGCCGCCGCTGACCTTCATGTGGAAGTCATCGCCGTTCGGTGCCTTCACTGTGCTGAAGTCAGTGCCATGGTACTCAAGGACCTTCTCGCCTGCTTTCGTTTCCGGAAGCATATAGAGGCGCTTCTTGTGGACGTACTCGCTGTCGGACAGTTCGATCTGGTCGTTACGGTGAACGATACCGAAGACCTTCGTGCCCCGCTTGTTATCCTCCCAGCTGATGAAACGGCGGTCATCTTCACGGGACTCAATCAGCGACGACTGGGTCTCGGGAGCCGAGCATGCCATCTTCCAGCGGTAACGGTCCTGGCCCACTTCAATCTTCACCTGGTCCATTGCACGGTTGAAATGGCTGAGGTCGATTGCCGTTGCGCCTGCGTCCACTTCGGTTGCGCCCGTGATGCCCGACATCGTGATGCCATGGACGACTCGGCCGTCATTAGCAGCGAGGGATTCGAGACCGGCGAGGGACTCGGAGACGGTGCCGTAATCGGAGATAGAGGCCGTGAGGTCTGGGATGGTCGGCTGATCATACTTATAGAACACCGCACCAGTTGCGGCCTGGGTGGTGATCGACGAGATTGTACCGGCCGAGGCGAACGAGCTGTTCAAGCCTTGGAGCGTGACCTTCCCGTTTGCACGATCCTTGCTAACAACTTTCCAGTAGACTGGCTCGGTTGCAAGGGAGGTATCGAGGGCGGTGGTTGTGCCATCTGCATCACGGAGGATCAGGATATCATTGTACTCGAAGTAGCCGACGTGGCCACGGCTTGTGTCACCCTCATCGAGAGTGAACTCAAGCTTGTCGCTAGCTGGGCTGGTGACTGCAGCTGCGGCTGCACCGACCTGGCCAACAACGCCAGTTCCGTCTTGCCAGAGGGCCCGTGCCATTTCACGCTTGGTGCTCGACATTGCTGCCGAGAGGATCATCTGGAGGGGCTCTGCATACTTCTCTGGGCTTGCTTTCGCACGCTCATAGAGGTTGTATTCGAGTTCCACAGAAGCATTGGCTTCTTTCAGCTTAGCCGTATACTCGGCGGTGGCTGGTTGGAATCCACGTGGGAATGGACGATTCGACGTACCGGGGTTACGCCACTGGACGTTAGCTGGCAGGAGGCCGTTCTGGAAGTAGAACCGGATCTCACGTGGTGCGTGGCCCGAGACCTTCGCCCGCTTAACCATTTCATAGTCACGGAAGTCGGTGCTAATCTGTGTACGGACGCCGCTGGAGAATGCGATCTGGAGGATCGTCCCCAATGAGAGTTGATCAATATTACTATAAGCCATTGTTGTATATACCTATTGTTTTTCGTGCAGAAGTAGGAAGGGAGGTCAGACCATCTGGCCCCATATACCTGTTACTTCTTATTCATGCTCTTCCCGTACTTACCCCAGTTACTGAAGAGGTTACGGAAATCGCCCTTATTAATTAGATCCTGGGCTTCGGCTCTCGCTCCGCCCTTTTTATATGCAGACATAGTGGATGCCTGAGCATTCTCAGTAGCTTCCTGTTTCTTCTGAGTCACCGCAGCTGCGGCCCGCTTCTCTGCTTGCACATTAATGCGCTTGCGGAGGGCAGATGCAACCTGGCGAAACTCCCTGTCCACTAGTTCTCGGCTGAGTTCCAGTCCCTGGTCCTCATATGGTTTCAGGCGCTTGAGAGCAGTATTCCAGAGCATCTCATCAAACATGGCCTCGTCGTTCTCGTCCCCGAGCTTATCTGCGAACCGGTACTTCTCGAATACCGGATGTACAGTAGCTTCGGTTGAACGGAGGGCAGCTGATTCTTCTTTCTCCGCAACACTCTTCTTGAAGGTCTCGTTCTCCTCACGCAACTTCTGGTGATCCCTTTCGAGTTTCTCCAGACGCTCACGCTCCCTGAGAGCTTCGACTTCCTCTGGGCTAGCCTTCTCCAGGAACTTAGCTCGCTCTACCTGGCGCTTAATAAACGCCTCGGAGGCTCCATGCTTTCCTGCAATGAGGTCAATAACGCCCAGTTCGCCACGCTCGCTGAAGGCCTTCTCCAGTGCTTCTAGCACGGGCTCAACCTTCTCTAGGCGCTGCTTCAGGCCATCTCGCTCCTGAGATGCCCGATCTCTCTCTGCCTGCCACTTCCGGCTGCCATACGCAAGCTCGTGGGCCCGCTTAATTGCAGCTCGGTCGCTGTAGTCAATCTCAATCTTCTTGCGACCTGTCTCATCAGAGATCGTGATCACTTCCTTCGCTGATGTCCCGGAATCTCCGCTGGCCGACTTCTTATCAGCAGGGGCCTTCCCGCCTGAAGTCACGGAGCTATCACTGGAGTCAACGCCGGTATCACCCGACTCATCGGAGCCATCCGCCGTCATCTCATCGGAATCCTCAATGGAATCAGATGCACTGACAGAAGAAGAGTCCACAACCTCTACCCCGAGAGACTCGGAGGTAGCTTCGGCGCTATCGCCACTTCGCAACGAGTTAATCGCCGCCTGTACGAAATTAGAACCCGACACATATCACCTATTGTCCGTCCGGACGCAGAGGACCAGATAGGACGTAATCGCCAGTAACTATATCGGAGTCAACTGGACAACCCAGAGATATCCGGATACTGGAGATATATTGGCTATAATGCTACTGTATAATGGGGAGTAGGAAAAAGTCAAGTATATATTGGAAGTGGTCGTTATGGTTGGAAGAATATCAACGGAGCTGGGTAGTTGTATACAGCAGTATATGGGGGAAGGAGGAAGGCTACGGAAGGAAGATACGCTTGCCACTCTTTGGCGGGCGTGTTTGGAGGTGAACCCAGGTGGGCGTGGCTGCGGGGGATTCCATATAGAGACCCGCACGCTCCAGTACATCGAGGTTCATGAGGCACCACTTGGTGAACTTCCGGTCCTTATCTCCGAAGTCCACAGCTTCACAGGTTAGGTGGCAGCTCTTCTTCGCACCGCCAGCCGCCGCATTAGCTGCGGCTGGCCGGTACCCACTACTAATAGTGAGGGGCTTACCGTACAGGTCACGAACGAGGTTGACGGCAATTAGGAGTTTCTCCATGTTCTTACGGAGAGTTATGTCTGGGGGATTAGCGACATCCCGTCCCATGAGGTATTCGGCTTCGGTTACTTTCCAGGTCGACTTATCGAGGGCCATGTACTAGAGGGCTCCGGTTAGTGGAGGTAGAGGGGCGGAGGCTGCCGTGGCGGCGGGGGCTGCTGGTCCCTTCTCCTTAGCTGCCTGTGCAATGCGCCTCCGGAGGTGCTCTCGGCATAGGTCCTTATCGGACTCACTCAGGTACTTGAACTCGGCCGTCATGAAGTAGTCCAGGGCCCATGCAATCATATTCTCGTGGTCCTGGAACTCTTCGGGCTCAATCAACGACTGAGTAGCAATCTGCTCCTCGAAGATCTCCCGCTGGCGGTCCTCGGCCATCTGGAGCTTATCAAACATACCCTCCAACTCGTTGAGCTTCATCATCTTCAGGGACATGCGGGTAGTAATGCCGGCCTTCTCGAAGAGAGGCTGGAGTTGCATGATCTCCTCACGCCGGGTCATCGGATCGAGGCTGAGACTGACGCCGTATTCCCCTACCACATCGTATCCGCCATCAATGTCGGCACCCTTCAACGCAATTGACTCGAAGGCCTTTTCCTGCCCCAGTACCCGGATAGTACGCTCAATTGTCCAGTGCTTTCGGACTAGGTTCAGGATGGCCTTGTAGATAGACTCCACACACAATACGTACTTATTGAATAGGCGACGACGAATCATGTTGCCCTGATTTGTCGCATACTGCATACTGGCGCCGGACTGCTCACGCTGCTGTTGCCCGAACATGGCTTCATTTACGCCTGCAGTATCATTGATGCCCTGGACCATGTTGATACGGGTGGATGCCATCTCCGGCATCATTTGCGGTACTTCCATAAAGAAAGGCGCCTGGTTGCTATCGACCTTCGTTACATCCCAGGGAGAATTGGAGAGATCGACATTTACTTCTGCCTGTCCACTGACAACCATCCGAGCCACGCCATGGGCCCGGATGTTATCCAGATAAGCGGTGTCGAGCTGACTTAATACTTCCTGTAGTGGGCCGGTATACTCCAGAAAGGACTTACCCCAGATAGAATTCGGGACGTCAATGTCCGTCAGGAAGTGGTACGGGAGGCTCGCCATCTGCGGCAGCTTCTTAATTAACTCATCCTTCACTTCATCAGGCTTGTCACTATCCATGATGGCAGCAATAGAGCCGGACTTGGGGAACCGAAATGGACTTGGGCGGCAGGGCTCAATGACTGTGCCGTCTGCCGTAGTAACACAGTAGCGCCCGAGGTATCCGTTTGTAGGCAGTCCGGTCTCCCAGTACTCCAGAAGCTCGACGGAGTTGAAGTGTTCCTGTTTCCCCTGGGCCCCGAAACTAAATGAATTGGAGCCGGAGTCTTGCTTCAGCTGCTTCAGTATCTCGGCCTTATCGGGCCAGCGTGCCTGTGCCTCCTCCAGGTCCATGTAGATACGTTCGATTACCCACTTGATGTTGGGGATAGTGCGGGCATCTGGATCCGGGAATAGATTCCGGGTATGAGGGAGACTGATGGCAATGTCGCCCTCTAGCTCAATCTCGCCCGTCTTCTCATCGAATGCAATGATGTCGCCACGAGTGGAGTCCCAGATAGTCTTCATGGCAGCTGTGCCATACGTCAGGGTACCGAGGGTCAGCTGGTCGACATTCTCCTGCATCGAGTACTTGCGGATGGAATAGCGGACAACCCGGTCTGCGGCATCCGCCTTCTTCCCATCACCCTGATCGGAGCTAGTCGGACGCATGGCCACGGAGGGCGGGTTAGCCGACAACTGCGAATGAATGAAGCGCATGTTCTTGAAGGAGAGGGCAACGTTTACTCGGCTAATGGAGTCCGAGACTCCCTCGTCGTCCCCGCCATCGCCGGAGAACGAGGACTCGTCTACCAGTATGGAGCTGCCGGTGACGCTGGAATATCCGTAAACGGAGTATTCATTCTGGTTCCACTGGTCCTCTAGGCGCTTACGGACAAGCTCAGCCTGCCTGAACCTCTTCAGTACTTCCTGCTTGGTCTGAGCATCATTCCAATTCTGGATCTTAATAGCCACGAGTTTTTCCGGGTTCCGGGTGTATTTGTTGGTAGAGAGCCTAGGCGGTTACTCTACGTGATATCCGTACTTAGATAGGACTGGTTTAATCATCTCACGGAGGTTCCGCACACGTGGGTTCTGCTTCATCTTGCAGAGGTTCTGGTAGAATCCACGGAGAGCACGCCACTCGACAGCGGAATCATGCCCAGACTCAACGAGATCTAGCATAGTACGGACCTCTTCCTCCACTCCAATGGGCTCGCAGCCCTTATGGGGCTTGCGTTCCTCGCCCCGACGTGGGGGCTGACCGGCACTTCCCTGAATAACTAGAGAAATCTTCATTTTATTGACTACCTGCGGACGTGTAGGAGCCGCTGAACGGCGGCCCTGTAGATCAGTTGTTGGCGACGACGCTCGGAGTACACAGCGAGGAACAAGAGCGCCTGAATTGGCAGGAGAGCTACCTGAAATGCGAGAAACACTGTCAGCTCGTAACTCACCTGCGTCTCCTAATGCGTATGGACTTCGATCGGGCGGTAGATTTCTTGTATTCTACTTCCTTACGCCTCTCATTTGCAATATATAATTGCTGTTCCCAGTTACCTACTGGTATAGCTGTCTCGAATTTCGGAATATTATCACAGAAGTAGTGCCACTGGTCCATTAGGTGCTTGGAGCTGGCGTTTACTATTCGGTCGGCGTCGGAATCCGCCCACCGGCAGCTGATCAACTGGTCAATGAAGTCGGTATTATGGGGTGGGATGAATACACGCTGCCCAAGCATGGATTGGGCCTGCTTTATTAATTCGCCCTTCCGCTCATTTTTCTTGTGAACACCAATGTATTTCAGGCCGAGGCGACGTGCGGTCTCGATGTACCAGACCTCATGGGGATCAGATACACGCCGGACTATATTGAAACGCTCGGTGCGCTTATTGACAGTAGTAACTAGTGCCTCTGGCTCGTGGATTCCGGATATTTCCTCCGAATGTACGAGGTACCAGTGACCGGTTGAGGGGTCCTCGGCCCAGACACCCAGCCCTAGGGCGGACTTCAGGGCTGGATCCACCGCTTCGACGTGACGCCAGCTGCTTCGGTAGTCCTCCGGGAGCGGCCTAACATGGGTATCATAGTCGAAATAGTAGACAGATGAGTCGCTGGAGGACCAATCGCCGTAGAGGCGGGTCCGTCGTACTCGCTCGGGCAGGTGAGCAAGCTCCGACAGGATCTTATCCCGCTTCGCCTGGTCCATATAGAGGGGGTTGTCGAGCATGGAGAACTGGTACTTCTTCGCATGCGGGAGTGCGGCGGAGTCTACCCGGCGCTGCACTCTGATGTTCTCGACTAGCGGAGTGAAGGAGGCGAGGAAATAACCACCACGTGCCTGGAGGCGGCGCAGAAGTTCGTCTATGATCTCATCGGTCGGCGGCATCTCGTCAACCCATACGAGGTGGGCGACGTATGACTGCATGCGCTCACGTGCAACGTTCGGGTTTTCGAGGGACTGGAAGACGATACGATTACCCTGGCCTGGTCCAGATTCTATTTCCAGACGCTGAATGATGTTACCGATCCGGATTTCCTTGTAGGTACCGGGCTCCAGGTAACTGCGGATCTTCGGCAGCAGCGATTCCTCGATCTGCTTGCCAGTACGGCCCGCAACTAGCACGAGGCGTGGCTCATCTCCCCACTCCGCTGGCTGTTTCCAGGTAGGATGGGAGTCGGTTAGGAACCATGAGACAAGACGGGCGCAAGTCTGGCTCTTGCCTGAGTTATGGGTAACTAAGCCATTTCCGAGAAGATAGAGATTAGTATCAGAGCCTACATGAATGTCATACGTATGCTCCATGCGGCGATTAATACCCCAGCGAGCACCTACCGCATCTTTCCGTGTCTTAGATCCACCGATGGCCTTATATTCATCTTTCCATTTCTTTTGTGGAGATTGGAGAAGGGGATCTAGTTCGGTCATCATTTCTTCGACATAAATGACATTGCGGGTATATGCCACATTAACTGGGCCATTCTTGTACTTGCTGCGATTGTCTATACTGCGGTTGAGTTCTATTCCCCAGAGTTGTTGCACAGCCCAGCAAAAAGCATCAACCACTTCCTTTGCTTGCATCGATAGCGTCAATGTGACGTAATCAGATGATGGGTAGACAGATCCATCCGTGTCAATTAATCCCGCCACGAAAGCCAGTAAGGAGGTCCTATCCCAGGTCCCCAGTTCGGCTATATCAGCCATCTTCTCATGGGCATATCGTCCCTTACACCAGGCTGTATATAGGGGAGAATCGATCTCTCCTATACTCCATGTATAATTGGAAACATGTAGTTTTCGGACAGCGTTGCCATAGCAGGTGGCCACTGCGTCTGGTATTAGGTTTGATTCGGAAGAAATCTGGACATGCTTATGGGGTTGACGAGAGCAGCCATCTCCTAGGAGGGCACCGATAGCGTATGCCTCTGGGACATGCTTATTCCCGAGACCAGGTCTCACCCATACACGCCGAATCATTACATCCTTATTTAGCTCAGATGCCCTTACTTGTTTAATTCGGCCTTTCTGTGATACGACCTGGAAGACATGATCTGCTGTGCATGATCCAATAGACTTCCCTCGAAATGTAAGATCGGCTACTTCTTTCTGTCCGTTATCGAAGACCTGCAATACCCTAATCGGAAGTCCATGCTCTGAATAGACTAAGTCCCCGACCTTGATTTCTTCGATGGGAACGTTACCTGTGGGCGTTCTGACGAGCGTACCCCGGACCAGGCATTGGTTTCCGGCAACAATAAATTGCACGGGGACAGTGCCGAATTCATCTATCACAGACTGCTGTGCTGTAGTTGGGCTGCTATCCGGGTTGACGGGATCGAAGCACGTAGCTCGTGTTAGAGACTCAAGCCTCCGCACGGCGGCAGCTAGTAGACGAGACTCTGTGTCGTGTGAAGGAAGGATCACGTCTGATCACTGTTCCTGGATAAACAGTACCGAACTAACCGTGATGTCCTCACCGGCACCCGTAGTAGCTACAATTCTTGCCTTGTTGAGGAGAGGAAGATAAGTCTGATCTCCGGCAGCCTCGGCCAGCAGCTTAATATACACGGTTCCTGCGGCCGAGATGGTAGTAGACTTTGCGTCAACCCACTCTCCAGATACCACACTAGACTGCAACTTCAGGTCCACAGTGCCTGTGACAGAACTTGCCGTAATAGCAACTACCATACGGAGAGCACCAGCGGCGCTTAGGGGCACCTCCTGGGATACCGGAAAGTCTGTTTCACTTGCCGGTACTGATACGCCACCTGCCTTAACTCTTTCCTTAGCTGGCCAACCATTCATTTCTTAGCTTTCCTTAAGTATAATTGATACGGAGTGATAACGCTATCTTCCTCTCCGTCCGTTACTGTAATAGCCCATTCGGTACATAGGAACATACTAGTAGATTGCCAAAGGTTCTTATTACTAGGTAGTATACTACGGATTACTGGGACATGCAAGAGAAGGAGGTAGAATAGGGCACCAAAGTCATATGTACTTCCTTCATATTGCTTAAGTTTTTCCCAAACATCAATATTCCCGCTAACCTCTAGAGAATATACCACCGTACTATGCTTAGTGAATGTAGACAGAAACTCCTGCCTCACTCCTAGTAAGTTTGAGTGGATTACGAGGTCACCATATGAGACGGCAACATGGGATACAGGCTCCCCCGTAACACTACGTATTAGGCGGGACATTATGGAATTGGAGCGAGTAAAGAGCAGATACATAGATACTAGTATAATGCTTTATGTAGTCTATAGTTAATTGCTACAGATACGTTATTCTGTCCAGTACTTACATACACGACACGAAGATACAGGCCTGCTTTTATCTTTGCCGGATATACTACAGTCTCATTAAGCTGTAGTTGCACATCTGATCGCATATACCACGACTTAATGTACTCACCCAGGACCAGATTGGCTCCTAGTCCTAGAGTATTATCGACATCTACTACCTGAAATTTGGCATAGTCACCAAATGCTGCTTGATTAGTGAGCAAGGACCCACCAATAAGGAAACAATCGTCAGAAATATACAGGTCAATGTTAGTAGAGGCATTAGCGGTTGCGGTAGAAAATACCCCCTCTACGGCTGAGTTTACGTTAGTAGAGGAAAATTGATCTAACTGGCTTAGGACTAGAGTAGAATTTTGCATTACACTACATCCTCAGTAAACATGATATAAGCGATTAGGCTTGTTCCAGTAGTAACTCCACCCATATTTACCGATAAGAATTCACTATCTCCGTTGAGCGTGACGGGTTTCCCAAGTGGACTAGTAAAATCGAATACCACTGGAAATACGGTAGAAGTAGAAGAGGAATTTAAGGAAGCGGATGTTGCATTTGCTATTACGCCCACTTCAGTACCAAGCGTGGTTGGGTTGGCCGTATACCTACGGACGATAGCAGTAGCAGCTTGATCTCTAGAATCTAGCGCAACAACCGTAGGAGTGGTAGAAGTTCCGCCCGAGTTTGCCGTTGATCGCTTAACTATGCTGAAGTTAACCTGCTTGCCTGCAAGTATCGGGTTTAATACAACCCTCAGGACCTTAACTACTCGTGAGGAAGACCCAGAAATTGTTATTACATCGGTTCCATTTGCTGCCAGGGCAAAGGCAGGAATACCAACCATATAGGTAGGGTTTGATTCGGACTCCTTGAAAGATAAGCCCATTACTTCTTCCTTTTCCTACTATTCCCAGATCCAGCAATTGGCCCTGTACTCTTAATGCGAAAACCAGAAGATGCGGAGTCAGCCGAGGGGGCAGGAACAGGTGGTCCCTTCAGCTCAGTCGCCATAGAAGTAGCAAGTCCCGCTAGCCAGCGGCGTGCCGTTACTAGTTGATCCGCCTGTTCTGCCGATAGTTCCCATTTTCCAGATTTAATAAATGCAATAAGATAGGCACATGCCCGGCCGTCATCATTAGTGACATTAGTAATTTTCATTGATTAGTGTCTTCCATGTATCATGCCGGGGGAAATCCCGGGTTGGCATATTCCCGTATACCATCCCGGGAAATCCTAGTCAACTATTACGAGAGTTCTAGGACATTTAGTAGAGCAGTACCGCCGCCGTTCTTGATTGCATATACAGATACAGCTGGTCCAACCTCTAGTTCCATGAATGCGTTAGCAGGAAGTTCAATTCCAGAGGTGGCTCCCAAGGTAGTCACAGTCGAAGATCCAATCCAGATGTCGCTACTTCCTGTATTCTGGAGCATAAGGGACTTACGGCTGGACAATGCCGTAGCGGGGACAGCAGCTGCCGTAGAGCTAACGCTAACCTGTTGTTGCCGAATTGCTCCATTACTGACATCGACTACCTTAAGGCTCCCCTCAGACCATGTCTGTAGGCTTGAATAATCTCCATCGGATCCGACATTTGATCCCTGAGCGTCCTTACGAACAGCCAATGCTTGGATACCAACGTCTCCACTAACATGCGCAGCATCCTCCGCAAAGGTTAGGGATTGAAGCTCACTCAGGAGAGAAGCAACATCAGACGAAATGGTAGATAGCGATGCATTAGCATCGACATCGTGGGTATATAGTTCGCCATTCGAGTTAACATTAAATGAAGCATAGTCACCGTCTGCACTAACGCCCGACGAACGAGTATCTCTACGGACGGCTAGATTGAAGTAGCCAGTATCTCCACTTGTGTGTGCAGAGTCCTCGGCGTAGGTACCTGCCTCCGTAAGAGATGCCGCTACCCGAAGGGCTCCGTTGGCGTCAATGGATAGGGGGACATAATCCCCGTCTGCACCGAA